ATTTATAAAATTAGGAGAAATTAAATGACTAAATTTAGAGACATTATATTTTATACAGTGATAGGATTACTGTTTGGGGGTTTCGTATTGTCAATAATCATAATATGTTTGCCTTATTACTTAGGCAGAACACTTTGGGAGAAGTTTGAAGATTGGCAACTAAGGAGATATTTATAATAAAAGGGGAGAGGTATGGAATTTACATACGATAAAAAGAATAGTTATTTCAATAACTTTTATAACTGGTGGGCAATAAATTCAGAAGAAAAGAGAGCATTCAATCAAAAGCCTTATGGTGATGAAGAAGCCATAAATCGCTTTAATGACCTATATGGACACCACAACAATAAAAAACTGTTCAATTTTTAACCAGTTGGTAAAATAAACTCTTAATCATGGGGGGAAATGCAATGACGCAATATGATTATAGAGTAGACCTTGTAAGGAAGCGCATGGCTTATGAAGAAGCGGATAGACTAATAGAGTCTTATTATACTGATAATAAGATGAAAAGAATCAAGTACAGAAGTGGCAGGATAGTTATTAAATATAGAGACCCTGCTAAAGAAACTGTAACAATATTAGACGACCCTACTGAAGATGATGCCAGTGATTTTACTTCCTTTCCTTTCTTTAAAGGATAATGAACGCTTGGTGGTTTGCTTGGGATAGCGAGTTAGATAATACTGACTGCGATGAACTAAGGCTATTAACTACACAGACTGAGTTTAAATCAGGCAAAGTTGGGCAAGTAGATAGTAGCCTTAATTCCAAGATAAGGTCATCAGACGTTATAGGAATAGACTATACCAATCCTTATTCAGACTTTATTAACAACCTTGTCTACAAGTATATTGTTATGGCTAATAGGGAATGTTTTGGCTTTAACCTAAATGGAATGTATGAGTTTCAGATAGGTAAGTATGGGAAAGATGATTTTTATGCTGAACACATGGACTCTAATCTGACAAACAACACTTCTCAACGAAAGCTAAGTATTACTATTCAGCTTAGTGATAGTGATGAATATGAGGGTGGGGATTTTGTATTCACTAAAGATATACCCAGTCCTGATGCAGAACTAATAAGGAAGAAAGGCACAATAATAGTATTCCCTTCTTTCTTATATCATCAAGTAATGCCAGTAACTAAAGGAGTTAGATACTCTTTGGTTGGTTGGTATGAGGGTAATGACTGGATATAGAGAAGGGTAGAACGAACGCCCTACCCAATATTCTCTCCGCTTTTCTCACTCTCATACTTGATATTCAGTCCTGCTAGGGTACAGAGCCTATTTTTTTCATCAAGACCTTTTGGAGTGATAGCAAAGTCGTCTCCTTCTTTGGCTACGAAGCCATCGCTGACTACATCTTTTAGATGTTCTTGGGGTGTTTCTTCTTGAAACATTACTGAAAGTATTGCTCCAAGTCTCTTGTTCTGTTTCTTTGATAGTGGCATCAGACAGTGAACCAATCTCCGCCTTGAAACATAATAGCTTCTGCTTCTCTACGTCTAACTAGACCATTTAATACTTGACCGCCTGCTTTGTTCCATCTTTTAATCTGTGCAGGAACTTCGTCATACTTACCTTCATTTAAAACCTTTAGCATTGTACTTTCTTGCAAGTTACCTGAGCCTAAGTTAAAAACCCAAGCAACTAAAGCATCAAACTGACATTGTTTCAAAGGAACTTTAACCATGTTATTTATATAACCTTCATATTCAGGTAGTTCCTCTTGCAATAAATGTTCAGCTTCGTCTTTGTTTATTCTATCTCCTTCTTTGACACCTTTGATAGTTCCATATCCGATTGTCCAAATCCCTACGGAGTCTTGGTAGCTATAACAATTTCCATCACTGTCTACAGGGCAACCCTCAAATTTTTTAATTAACGAGATTCCTTCTTCGCTTATTATTTGCATCTTATTATCCCCAAGTGCCATCTTCTCTGACTTTGGCTTTTTTTGTTCCCCCCCAATATTCCACTGCATGACCTTCATCAATAAGAGTCTTACAAATGTCATTACCTTCTGCATCATAGGGTATTCCCAATATTCTTCCGTACTTGCCTTTTCCAAGAGACTTTACTTTAAATGAACCTACACATAGTTCTATTAATCTTTCTTTGGCTTTAAGACCTAATGCCTTTTCTGCCAAGTTCCTAGTTCTGCTCTCAGGAGTGTCTATCCCTGCGAGCCTTACCCTTTGTTTGTGTAACTGTACGTCAAAGCCTAAGTCCAACGTACAATCAAGGGTGTCCCCATCAACCACCCTGTCTAGAGTTGCTCTGTATACAAAAGCGTCAGGGGATTCACTCATTTCTTAGGTGCTATTTCTTTAGCCTTTCCTACGTTCAAAGCACACCAATCTAGTATCTTATAAACCTTGCCTACAATTTGGTCATCTTTAGGTGTTGGTGTTAAAGCACAGATAAGAGATGCAGCCATGACAATGAAAGGAATAGCTTGTGCCAATCTAATTAGCCACTCTACAATTTCTAACATATTAACTCTCCGTTTAGTTAGTGAAACTTGATTCTATAACAGATTATTCCTTTTTTGTATCATCTTCTTCTTTATCTAGGCTTCTGTAATACTTGATAATGCTTAAAATATCCTTTGTATATCTAGTAATTTCCGCCATATCCATACTCAGATTTTCGTATTCCTTACTTGATAATGAGTAGAAAGCACGTCTAGGTGCATCTCCTTTCTCTAGGTTAAGGAGATATTCTTGCATTAATTCAGGAGTCATCACTTCCCAATCAACATCAGACATACTCATAGGATATGGCAGAGGTGGGTGATAAATAGGCGCACGTTCAGCAATAGTTTTTACCTGTACTGGTTTAACTTGCGGTTGCAACAGTGAGCAACTCGCCATAAAGATACTTAAACTAATTACTACTAGGTGCTTCATCAAACTGGTTTGGGTTACTTAGCTTCTCAAGAGTTGCCATTACTCTTGCAGATGCCTTATTAATTCTTCTTTGTAAATCGGCAGGGTCAGCCAAAGCTGATTCGTCTAAGTCTAAATTGGAAAATGTTTTTCTTAATCTATTTACATCTTCCATAGCCTTTCTATTTTCTTCAGCTAGGTTATTCATCTGCTGTTGTTGTTTTTTTGCCTGCTCTAGATGTCTTTCTATAGCTTCATTCTGTTCTTGTATTTGTGTTTCAAGAACTATTTGATTTCCTTTTAGGGTAGCTATCTGGTCATTAAGATAATCTATGTAATACCAAGAGCTAGCTGCTGTTACTAACAACAATCCGCCCAGTATTAAAGATAGTTTCATTCCCATGTATACACCTGTAATGGTTTTTCTTTGCCTTTAACCTTCAATGGTTCCAACAATCTTAACTTATAGTCACTCTTTATAGCAGTATTGTACCCAATGAGCAAATCTACTCCTGCTTCCTTAGTGCCTGATTCTAACCTTGCTGCCGTATTAACTGCGTCCCCAATCCCTGTATAATCAAACCTTTCTTCACTTCCCATGTTTCCTATAACCGCATATCCAGTATTGATACCTATACCTATGGCGACTGGTTCAATCCCTTTAAGGTGAAGTTCCTCATTTAGTTCTTCCATGTTTTTCTGAATATCTAAAGCACAATCTATTGCCTTGTTTTCATGGTGTTCTAAATCTAAAGGTGCTGAAAATATAGCCATCATTGCGTCCCCAATGTATTTGTCTACCATTCCGCCATGAACCTGAACGGCTTTCTGTTGTGCTGTGAGTGCTTTATTCATTATGTAGGTAACTTGCTCAGGCTCTAAGGTCTCAGAAAGCGAGGTGAATCCCCTAACGTCTGTAAATAGGAACGTGGCATAGCGTTTCTCTCCACCTAACTTCAGCTTATCAGGATTCTTTTGAAGTTCTTTAACCTGTCTTGGGTCTAGATAGTGTTCAAACTGTTTCTTAATCTGTTGTCTGAGTTTAAATTGTTGCCTAAATCTAACGTAGAAAGCCACTGAACCTGTAATGAATTGTGATATTAGTGTCCATGTTACGTCTATCAACAATCCTTGTTGAATTGTATAGAAGCCAAAATAAGCCGTTGTAAGCAATAAAGTTGTAAATAAGGTAACACCAAGCGTTATACCAAATACGTTTAATAGAAGCCACGCAAATAGCACTGATAGAGCAAATATGCCTACCTCTACTGCCAGTGCGTAGTCAGGAACGTAAGGACTGTTTTCAATAAGAATAGACTCTGCTAATGCAGCCTGAATCTTATGCGGTTCCAAAAGTTGACCATTAGGTACACCTAGTTGCGGCATTATCCCTTTTGCTGTGAAACCTACGAACACAAACTTACCTTCTACATTCATTTCCTTTAAGTCAGTTTGCGGTGTATCAACCCAACTTATCCACTTACGACCAAGTGCATCTGTTTTAACAGGCGGTAAACCTTTAACTCTTATTTCTTCTATGCCTATTTCATTGGTCTTTATAACGTAGGTATCAGCACCAGTTAATATCTTCAGAACTTCAGTGCCATAAGCAGGAACCCAACCATCAGGAGTTCTTAACAATAAAGGTAATCGTCTTATTAAAGAATCTACTTCAACCCTTGCTACGGCTATACCTTGATTGGCGCTTTGTCTGAGTATGTATATATTTTGAATAACGCCCTTTGCATCTATACCACCTTTGTCATCACCCATAATGACTGTTCCAGTAGTGGGCGGATAATTTCCATTATCATTTTCAAACATTGCCAAGATACTTGGTGCGTAAGATAAGGCTTCAGAGAATTCTGCATCTCCGCCAAATCTATCTGGTTGAGGAAAGGCGACTACCCAACCGACACCTATTGCTCCACTATTTAAAATTTCTATCTGTATTTCAGCGAGCCTTTGTCTACTCAGTGGATAGCCACCTTCTCTAGTTATATCATCTTCAGTTATGTTTAGTACAGTAAAATAACCTGAAGGCTCTTGTTCTGGTATTAGAGCATCAAAGGTTTTAAGTTTTAGAGTTTCACGTGGAACATTATCAAAAACTAAAGGCATACCCAATAGAACTAAAAGAACTAAAGGTATTAAGTGCTTAATCATATTGAGTAATGGTTAAAGTCTTAGTGCAGTTTGTTACGCAGTTATAGGTCGCTGTGAAAGATTTATCTGTTGCTCCACTTTGAGTTACTGCCACGTTGTAATCGTCTTTATAGAAATTGAGCCTAGCTGTATGGTCTCCTGAACCTGATTGATTTATAGAAGCTGTTCCATCATCTGCATCTGAATACCAAAATATATCTGCATCATGGTCTCCTGAACCTGATTGTGTAATAGTTGTAGTGTTTCCGTCGGCGTAGTTGTAGTTATAGACGTAAGCGTTATGTTGTCCTGTTCCTGACTGTGTAATGGTTGTAGTGGCATCATCTCCAAATGCCAATATCTTTGCCCATTTATTATTTCCAGTTTGAGTTATTGAATAGTTTGTGTCATCTCCTGCCATTAATATCTCACCATGATTGCTGTCGCCTGTCTGCGTAACAGTGCCTGTATTGTCATCTTTATCTAGGTCAAGATACCCATAATTGTTATCACCATCTTGAGTTATATTGAAAGTGTTATCTGAGTGATTAGACCATTGAGAATATGCTTTAGTCGTATTTCCTGAACCTGTGGTGTTTAAATTGATTGTTGCCCTAGTACAAGTATGGGTTGAATAGACTCCGTTGCTTAAACCGCAATAGACTGTGGCATTGTTTGTATAGCCTACTTGCTTAATGTTAATGACAGAATCATTACCTTTCTGCTGAACAGTAATCGCATTATTTCCTGCAAACAAAGGAAAACTAATCAGACTGATTAATAATAATCGTACCATCACCACCTCCGTTTACTGTTATATCTATAAATTTACCTGCAGATAAA